TATCGTGTAGTGTCACTTAATTTACTTGTGAAGTATGACCGACTTTCTATCCCAGACTCTAAGATTAAACTATTTGAGATTGAGTCTAAGAATGACTTTATTAGATTCTACCTAGAAAAGGTTTCTGACACTAGAGCAAAAATTTATTCTATAAATGCTAGAACTGGGGCAATAAATAATGGAATAGGTTTTTACATCAATGGATCATTGGTTAGAGAGCCGTTTGTGTCTTTAGATAAGTGGACTTCTTTGGGTGTCACTTTTGCTACACCACTAGATTGTGACTACTATGTTGGTAGTTTGAGGGTTACCTCAAGCGTTCAAATGAACAATATTACAACATATAAGTCTACCAGTTTGCAAGAAATTGAGAGGCAGGAGCTTAGGAACTGGCTATCAGTTGAAGCTATTGCTCAATACTATGATAGTCTTGGTTGGCGTTATTGGGATGCAGGGTTTACATGGAATGGCGTGCTTGTACAGTCTAGTACCACAATATATGGCGTTACCCCAGAGGATATTTTTAGGGCGTATGTTGGAACAAACAAGATAGTGGTTGACAATGACGAGAGTGTTGTACTAAAAGATTATGAGTATACTGCATATTCTGATGTTAAGTGGTCATCAGACACTGTAATTCCAGTATAATGTGGTATACTATTGGTTATGCATGATAAATTTGTTGATGCTTTTGGTAAAGCAAAGGTCACTCTGGTTGATAAAGCGTATGACTGGGGCATTTACGTATGGAAAAAGTCAAATGGAAAGTGGTTTACTGACGGAGAAGGAAACATCCTAAACATTCCGTCACGCAAGGGTGATGAGAATCAGCTTGCAAAGCTCAGGGCAGCAGCTGCATCATACGGTGAGCCAGATGGAGAACCATACTTCTTTGCAGGACTTGGCAGGGTGTCAGATGAAGAGTATTCAGAGCAAGTAGATAGAATGAAGCAAGGTCTTATTCCAAACCTAAACGACCTTGGTGCTGTACATGCAGCACAGCAAACTCTTAGGTTGTATGGAGATGAGGGCTAATGTCAGAAGAATCTTTTGTTATCCGTGCTGCAGTAGATGATATTCCTGCAGATGACGATACGTTTAAGCGTCAAGATCCTTTTAATAGGACCTGGGATGATCTAAAAACCCTTCAGGGTATTGATAAAAATTTCAAGCGTAGATCAGATAGGGTTGCTAAAGCTCTATATGAACATGCTGTTCCAAATAATGTAAGCATTGAGTCAGACTCATATCTTGCTGCAGCATCAGCTAGAAGCTCTGGTCGTGATGGATCTGGCACTAAGCAGATTAACCCTGGAACAGTTTACCGTAATGGGTACGGCCTGTTTGATGTTATTACTCCGCCATGGAATCTTTATGAGCTAGCAAGCTACTATGACACCTCATTTGCTAATCACGCAGCTATTGACGCCAAGGTAGAAAACATCGTTGGCCTTGGGTATGACTTTGAGGTATCTGGAAGGACTCAGCTAAAGCTAGAGTCGGATATGGATAACGATCAGCGTGATAGGGCAAGGAGCCGTATTGAGAGACTAAAGATTGAGCTTCGTGATTGGATTGAAGGGCTAAATGATGATGATTCATTTACTCACACAATGATGAAGTTCTTTACAGATGTCCAGGCAACTGGTAACGGATTCTTGGAAATTGGTAGGACAGTAAAGGGAGACATTGGATATCTTGGTCACATTCCTGCTACAACAGTTCGTGTTCGTAGACTAAAAGATGGCTATGTTCAGATTATTGGTCAGAAGGTTGTATATTTCCGCAACTTTGGTGCAAAGAATCCTAACCCAATTACTGCAGATCCAAGACCAAACGAGATTATCCACTACAAGGAATACTCTCCACTAAATACTTACTACGGTGTTCCAGATATTATCTCTGCTATATCTGCATTGCATGGAGACCAGCTGGCAAACCAGTACAATATTGACTACTTTGCTAATAAGGCTACACCAAGATATGTTGTAACTTTAAAGGGTGCAAAGCTATCTGCTGATGCGGAAGACAAGATGTTTAGGTTCTTGCAGACTAGCCTTAAGGGCCAGAACCACAGGACACTATACATTCCTCTGCCTGGAGATAATGACCAGAACAAGGTAGAGTTTAAGATGGAACCTATTGAGAATGGGGTACAGGAAGCATCATTTAATGAGTATCGTGTTCGTAACAGAGAGGATATTCTAATCGCTCACCAGGTTCCTCTATCAAAGATTGGTGGTGCTGACTCTGCAGCAATTGCAGCTGCCCTGGCTCAGGACCGTACGTTTAAGGAGCAGGTAGCAAGACCAGCCCAGCGTAATCTTGAGAAGATGCTGAATAAGATCATCCGTGAAAGAACCGATGTTCTTGAGCTTAAGTTTAATGAGCTAACTCTGACTGACGAGATTGCACAGTCTCAGATTTTAGAGCGTTATGTTCGTAACAAGATTATCCTTCCAAATGAAGCTCGTGCAGAGCTTGGCCTACCAATGCATCCAGATGGTGATGAGTTTATGGAGCTTTCTCCTAGACAGGCTGCAGATGCAGCTGCAAACACCATGCAGAATAGGTCTAGGGATGCAGAGAGGTCAGGTAACCAGTCAGATGGTCCTGCGACTACTTCAGGAAGAAATCCAAAGGGAGAGGGAAGATCTTCTCAATAGAATAAATTTTTTAAAAACGTTATGATTTTGAAACATTGTTCTAAAAAGACGATATAATATAGTAGTATGACTATTTCGAAAATGCATTTTGATAGTGACGGCGACAACCTCCGTCTATCAATGCCGTTTAGTAAGGTTGATAAGGAGAGACGCATTGTCTCTGGCTTTGCTACTCTTGACAACGTAGACCGTCAAGATGATATCGTTACTGCAGAGGCATCTGTAAAGGCCTTCTCTAGATTCCGTGGTAACATTCGTGAAATGCACCAGCCAAAAGCTGTTGGTAAAATGGTGGCATTTAAGGAAGACAAGTATTTTGATCCAGAGTCAAAGAAGTTCTATTCTGGAGTTTACGTTTCAGCTTATGTTTCAAAGGGTGCTCAGGACACTTGGGAGAAAGTCCTAGATGGCACCCTTTCTGGCTTTTCTATTGGCGGTAGAATGAATAAGTACGAGGATGCCTACGATGCAAAGATGGATAAGGCAATCCGTATTATTAAGGAATATGACCTAGTTGAGCTATCTCTAGTAGATACTCCAGCAAACCAGTTTGCAAACATCCTTTCTGTTGAGAAGGTTGATGGTGCGAATGTGGTTAAGGGAGAAATTGCAAATTTGGAAATTGAGAATGTTTTTTACGACTCTGACTCTGGTATTGTTCTAGTGTCTTCTGAGGAATCTGTCGTAAGTCCAGTTTCTGGTGTGCAAATGGAAAACATAGGTTTCGTTGAAAAGAATGACAACGAGAAAACAGAAATGATAAAGTTCTTAGTTGATAGTGCTAAAGGCATTAATCTTTCTAAGATGACAAAGGAGGAAGATCCTATGGATGAGACAACTAATAATGTCGTCAAAAATGATGACGTAGTTGAAGCAACAGAGATCGCTCCAGAGGCAGATGCCACAGCTGAAGATGTCGTAAAGGCAGACGAGGCTGACGTTGTTAAGACAGATGACATGGACGAAGATGATGTAAATGGCGACTCTAATCCTGAAGAGGAAGAAGACGACATGGACAAGTCTGAGGACATGGATGAGGATGAGATGAAGGCTGAGAAGTCTGATTCTGCTGAGGTATCTGTTGAAACGTCAGAGGTATCAAAATCAGATGATGCAATGGTAGCTATTACCGAAATTAAGGATGGCCTTGCATCAGCCTTTAGCGATCTATCAGCAGTAATTAAGTCTCTTAATGACGAGATCTCTGCACTAAAGAAATCCGTAAATTTGGTTTCTGCAAAAATTGAGGATGCAGAAAAGGATTTTGACAATCTTGGAAAGCGTATGGATTCGGTTGAAGCCGATACAGCTTTCCGTAAATCTGGCGATCTAGGCGAGATCGTTCAGGAAACTCAGATGGAAAAGTCTGAGAAATCCCTATGGGGCGGTCGTTTCCTCAAAACTGCCGATTTATTTCGATAAATACAAGATCACTTAGGAGGTGACAAAATGTCGGAAGAGATTATTAAGAATAATCCAGACGCTGCAGGCAATGACTCTGGCCTATACAACGGTGAGGGTGCCTTTGCTTCTGGTTCTACAGCTGGTGCAGATGTACCTGGTAACTACCTAACTGGTGGTGCCATTGGCAACATCCCTACAGCAGCATTTGGAGTAACTACAGGTGCTAACGCTGTTAACCCTTCTGGTGATGCAGGTAGTGGTATCCTACGCCCTGAACAGGCTCGTCGTTTTATTGACTACGTTTGGGATGCAACTGTTCTCGCCAAAGATGGACGCCGTGTTACTATGCGTGCTAACACAATGGAACTTGAAAAGGTTAACGTTGGTGAGCGTGTAATCCGTGCTGCTGCTCAGGCAAACGGTGACTACACAAACACTGGTGCGACATTTACAAAGGTGGAGCTTACTACAAAGAAGATCCGTCTAGACTGGGAGGTCTCTGCTGAGGCCCTTGAGGATGGTATTGAGGGTGCAGCCCTTGAGGACCACCTAGTACGTCTAATGACAAATGCCTTTGCAAATGACATTGAGGACCTAGCAATCAACGGTAACGCTGGCTCTGACCCATTCCTTGGAATTATGAACGGTTTTGTAAACCGTGTCAAGACCAACGGAGATGCTCACGAGGCTGCTGTTACTGTTACTGACAACAACTGGACTCCAGAGGTTATGCAGCAGATTATCCTTGCAATGCCACGCAAGTACCGTGCACTTAAGAACAACCTTAAGTTCTACGCTGGTACTGACGCATTCCAGGGTATCGTGAAGAACAATGGTACACTTGCAGACGCTATTGCTGAGGCCTTTGGCTCTCACGCAGGTGCTGCTGGTACACCAGCTGGTCGTGAGCGTTACCTAGCTGGAACTGACCAGACATTTGGTGGTGCTCGCACTACTCGTGTTCTAGGTATTGAGGTACAAGAAGTTCCTTACTACCCAGAGGGTTACATTGACCTTACATTCCCACAGAACCGTGTTTGGGGATTCCAGAGGGACATCACTGTAAACCGTGAGTACAAGCCAAAGAAGGACACCATTGAGTACACCGTATTCGTACGTTTCGGTATTCAGTGGGAGGAAGAGGACGCTATTGCGTTCGCTGACGCAGCTGCAGATGCATAGTCTGTAGAACACCTTTAGAGGGGGCAGGGGCATCTGGCCTCTGCCCTCTTTATTTTTATCAGAAGAATGATATAATTTAAATTGGAAAGAACACTAGGAGGAAAAATGTCAGAGTTTAATCCAGAAGCTATTGACGGCGACAACGATGGCCTTGTACAAGAGGGAACAGAGTTTGAGCGTAATGTTGATGAGCTAGAAGTAAATCCTGTAGAAGAGGCTCCAGTTGTAGCTCCAGAAATTCTTGAGGAAGCCCCAGCTGAGCCAGCAAAGCTAGCTGATGAGGTAATTACCAATGCACCTGCAAAGCCATCCAAGGCCAAGGCCAAAGAGGCTATTGCACCAGTTGCTGATGGTGTTATTGGAACAGCTGCTCAGCCAGCAAAGCCACAGGTAACCAAAAAGAAGGCAACTGTTGCTGCAGATGACGTAGCCCTATATTCAACACGTAACGTCCGCTGGGAGGGTGTTGGAACAATTAGCCGTGGCTATAACGTAGTTTCAAAGAAGGATGCAGAGAAGTGGCTAACCAGGTCTCACGTTCGTGAAGCAACTGCAGCTGAGGTTGCTAAGGAGCTAGGTCTCTAAATGGAAGTATTGAGGGTTCCACCATATCCTATTACCACAACATGGAATCTACCAGACAACAACTATGACTATGTAGTCTATGTTGAGGATTTGGTGGACCACTCAATTGAAACATCCATCATTGCTTCTGATGAAAATGGGAAGGTAGAGTATACCCTTCCAGCATCAAAAATCCAATTTGATAGATCATTCCTTATTAGATTTTATGATTCAGAGCAAGAACACATTATTTATGAGTCTAATCTAGATGTTGTTAGGCCATACGTTGACCCATCGTCTTTGGGTATAACTGCATCAGAGTTTAATAAATATAAGCAATACGAGTTGGTTGCAAGATCAATTATTGATACTTATACTGGAGATGGTTTCTACAACCACAAGTCAATTTATCAGGTTGAGGGTAATGGGGCAGACTATATGCCAGTATGGCGTGATGCTAATCGTGTCTTAAAAGTTTATGAAAACAATGTATTGATCTATGATATTGAGACCCCTACAACTAATTTGTTTAACTTTAAGGTAACTCTAGATAACTCAGCAATTGTTAAAGAATTCGTTGGTGACCAGAACACAATTATCTCTGCTCAGGCAATGCTGCCAATTGGCCGTGGTGACTGGGTATATGACGCAAGAAACTATGGAACATTTATTAAGGGCTACGACTACCTATTCGTACTTGACGAGGGATTCCGTGCAGTTCCACCAGACATTGAAGCAGCAACACGAATGCTCATTGATGATCTTGATTGTGGAAAACTAGATTACTACAAGCGATACATTACATCATACAATACTGATCAGTTTAGAATTCAGTTTGATAAGTCTATGCTAAATGGTACAGGAAACGTAGTAGTAGATAGGATTTTGGACAAGTACATTAAGTCCATTACTAAAATTGGAGTGCTATAGTGTCAAATGAAACACCAGACTACCAATTCCCAATGCTTGCAAGCGTCTACTATCCAATTGTAGAGCAGGGTAGTTACGGTAATGTAAAAAAGCAGTGGGTACTTGATCGTGTTGTAGCAATGAACCTAACACCACGTGGTGGTGCTATGCAAGAAGATGTTAAGCCAAATGTAAACATTACTCAGGAGCTTGTTTTGGTAGGAAGAACCAAAACAGATATCAGGGTATCTGAAAAAACTAAGGCACAGTCATCAATTACTAATATTGTTATTAGTAACATTTGTGATAGAAACGGTAACTCTATTTATAACGAAACCTCTGGTGTAAGAGCAGGAAAGCCAACTATTTTTGAGATAGCAGGACAGGATCCATTTACTGGCCCATTTGGCAATGTAGACTTCTACAAGATTATCCTAAGACGCTCTGAAAACCAGGCGGTTGATATTTAATGTCTCTAAGGTTTGACACAAGGTCGTTTTCAAGAGAAATGAAAAATGTTGTTGATTATTCTCTTGGCTTCATGGACGGTATTCAGCGAGGCAAAAATGTATTCTTTAAAAGTCTTGCTACAAGAACAATTCAGTTAATGAAAGACTTCGTGGATGCAAACGCTAGGGTAAATCCAGAAGCTTTGCATCACGTATATGAATGGTATCAGACTGGGAGTCCAAATGCAAGGCTGTTTGATATAAATTATGCTACAAGCAATTTGGGTATATCTTTTGGCTCTACTCTTCGTCAATCTGTTTCAGTTAAAAATGGATCAACCACGCCATTTTACGATAAGGCAAGGATTATGGAAGAGGGAATCCCAGTAAGAATTCGTCCACGAAAGTCTCAGGTTCTAGCCTTCTCTGATGGAGAAGATCAGGTATTTACTCGTAAAGAAGTTTATGTAGAAAATCCTGGTGGTAAAGAAACAGAGGGTGCACTAGAAAGAACACTTGATATATTTATGAACCAGTACTTTACTCAAGCATTCATGTATAATATAGGTATAGATAA